TTTAAGTTCAGTTGAAATGAGTGCTGAAATGGAATCTCCAGCAACTTATAGTGGTTCAATTACTGTAAATGGTGCAATCACAAAATCAACTAACTAATAGTTAGTAATTCTAATAAAAATAAAAGGGGTATGGATTGAGGAAACTATACCCCTATAAATATATAAATATGGCAAACAAAAAAAGAGGTTACTATACCTTAAAAATAGGTGGCAAAATGCGAACAATGCATTTTTCAATGAATTTCTGGTCAAACTTTACTGAATTTTTACAAGTACCTTTAGATAAAATAGGTGATGTTTTTAGTGGTGGTATTTCAATAAAAGCAATTATTGGTTTAGTTTATTCTGGTTTATTAGCACACGATCAAGAACAAGGCAACGAAATTGACTACAATGAATTTAAAGTGGGAATATGGCTTGAAGATTTTGATGCTGATAAATTAAATGATGTTGTTGAATCAATGATGCAATCAAGAATACTTGGCAATGATTTAAATATGGGTGTTGCTAGAAATATCAAAAAAACTACAAAACCAACTAAAGAGGGAAAGTAAGTAGCCAACTTGATTGGGATTCTCTATTAGATTTTTATATTGGTCAGGTTGGCATAACACCAGATTCTTTTTGGAAAAATACTTGGAAGGAAAATCATTTACTTGGCGAATCTTATATGATCAAAACAAACTTACAATGGGAGCAAACCAGATATTTGGCTGCTATGCTTTACAATGTAAATTGTGATAAAAAAGGTCAAATGATTACACCAGATAAATTATTCCCTTTGCCACAAGATGTTTATTTAGGTAAGGGAAAACCAAAGTCAACTAAAGAGCAATTTTTAAAATTTAAAAACAAAGTAGATAAAAGTAAGCTGCCAAAATAGGTGGCTTATTTTTTTTGTATTTTTACATAAAAATAATTCATGGCTAAATTAAGATTAGATTTACAGTTAACTGGGTTCAAACAAGCATCTGGAAAACTTAAACAATTCGGCAACAAAATGAAATCTGTTGGTGCTAGTTTACAAAGGTTTAGTTTGCCTTTGGCTATTGCTGGTGGTGCTGCTATAAAAATGGCAGCAGATTTTGATAAATCAATGACTAAAATACAAGCTCTAGTTGGAATTACTGGAGATGCATTTAATAATTTAGAATCATCTGTTAAAAAGTTTGCTAGGGAAACTGCAATAAGTAGTACCGAAGCAGCTGATGCAATGTTTTATATAACATCAGCTGGTTTAAGGGGAGCTGATGCTATTGACACATTAAACATATCTTTAAAAGCAGCAGCATCTGGCTTAGGTGAAACAGAAACAATAGCAAGGTTAAATACTGCTGCTATGGCAGCTTATGGTAAAGAAAATTTAACAACAGCTGCGGCTACTGATGTTTTAGTTGCAGCTGTAAAAGAGGGTAGATTAGATGCATCTCAATTAGCAGAATCAATGGAAAGTGTTGTCTCTGTATCAGCTGAAATGGGAGTTGAGTTTAGTGAACTAGCAGCAGCATTTGCAGCAGTATCAAAAACAAACTCTAATGCATCGATTGCAGCAACTGGTTTAAGAAGCATATTAACCACATTGTTAAACCCAACAACTCAAGCTAGAGATGTTTTAAATAGCTTAGGATTAAGTGCAGATACTATAAGGCAAAAAATTAAAGATGATGGTTTATTGTCAACATTAAAATTATTGACAGAAAGATTTGATGGTAATGCTGATGCAACAGCAGCAGTATTTGGTAATGTTAGAGCTTTAGTTCCAGTATTGTCTTTAACTGGTAAAAGTGCTGCTGAAGTTGATAAGTTATTTGAAAGAATGAATAATACTCAGGGTGAAACTCAAAAAGCATTTGACAGAACATCAAACAGAGCAAGTTTTAAATTAAAAAAAGCATTGAATGATGCTAAAGAATCTTTTAAAGATATTGGAACAGTTTTATTGCAATCTTTGCTACCAGCTTTTCAAAATTTAAGTAAAATTATAGTTTCTCTATTTAAAAAATTCCAAAATTTAGATGGCACTATACAACAAATGATTATAGGTTTAGGTGTTTTAGTTATAGCATTGCCAACTTTATTAACTTTATTTGGTAGTTTAACAAGTATTCTTGGAGCTTTATTGTCTCCAATTAGTTTAATTGCTGCTGGTTTGGCTGGTATTGCCTATATAATAAGTACAAATTGGAATGAGGTTGCACCAGTTTTAGTTGGCTTGTATAATAGATTTGTTGATTTATATAATTCATCTTTAACTTTAAGGAAAGTAATTTTTGGAGTTGGTGCTGCTTTTAAATCAGTTTTTATTCATGTACGAACAATTGTTAAAGAGTTTCTAAATGTTTTTCAAACCATGTGGAATGTTATTAAAGCATTTTCTGAAGATGGAATGGATGCTAGTTTTGGTGATATTCTTAAAGAGGGTTTTGAAAATGGTAAACAAATTGCAATTGATGGAGCTAAAGAAATTGGACAGGCATTTACAGATGGATTTACAGATGCATTAGGTTCTCAATTAGAACATAAAACAGTAGATCAATTAAATACAGCTCTTACAAATGCTGGTGAAAAAGCTAAAGGTTTATATACTAACTTTTTGAATCAAATAGGTATTGGTTCTGGAGGTGGTGGTGGTGGTCAATCAGAAGATGAATCTGGAGGTGGTGGTGAAATAAAAGCTGTTGAAGATCTTGGAAAAGTTGAGAAAAAAACTGAAGAACTAAAACAAAAGTTTTTAGGTTTAGCTTTAACATCTAATATGGTTGGTGAAGAAATTAGCAATGCATTTATGAGTGCATTTTCATCAATGATGGAAGGTGAAAACTTTTTTAAATCACTTATAAAAGGTTTAATGGCACTTATTAAAAAATTAGTTGCAGCAGCGATTGCAGCTTTTGTTTTATCTACTTTATTAGGTGGTTTAGGTATAGGTGGCATTGAAAAGGGTGCATCTGGTTTTAAAAAAATGTTTGGTCAATTATCTGGTTTAGGTAACTTAGGAGCTACTAAAATGGCAACTGGTGGTATTGTAAGCTCACCAACTTTAGGTTTAATGGGTGAATATCCTGGAGCTAGATCAAACCCAGAAGTTATTGCACCACTTGATAAGTTAAAATCATTAATTGGTGATCGAGGTGGTTCGGCTAGAGTACAAGTAGGTGGTGAATTTACTTTGAAAGGTCAAGATTTAGTAGTTGCATTACAAAGAGCAGACAGAAACAGAAACAGAATTAAATAATGGCATACGGAGTAAAATTTAGATTAGAGTTTTCTGATGACTTAGAAAATGGAAAAAAAATAGAAATCTTAAAAGATGGCTATACTGGAACTGTTTATGATCTAGTAGGCACTAATGATCCAGTACAAATTAGCTGGGATCAAGATGATAATTTTTATGATCCTATTATTGGCTCAACTTGTCAAGTAAATCTTTTTGTTACAGATACAACAAACTATGATGATTTTTATATTGCTGATGAGAGAGAATACAAAATAAAAATATCTTATAAAGATTCTAGTAATAATTATCAAACCTATTGGCAAGGGTGGCTGTTAGTAGATCAATTTCAAGAAGCTGTTACAACAACTCCATATCCTATAACTTTAAGAGGTTATGATGCATTAGGTAGCTTAGATGGGTTTACACAGCCATTAACAACATCTGGTGGCAACCAATTGGCTGGTGTATTTATGGTTTTTATACATGAGATATTAGAAAATATAAATTTAGGATTAGATATTTATGTTTCAAATGATATAAAAAAAGATGGTGCAATTTCTGGCTATAATATATTTGATCAAGCATCTTGTGGAGCTGATAGTTTTTTTTCAGATGGTGTTGATCCAAAAAATTGTAAAGAGGTTTTAGAGCAAATTTTAAAATTTACAAACTCAAGAATTTTTCAAAGTTATGGCAGATGGTATATAATTAACAACTCAAGTTATAGTGAGCAATCAGTAAAAGATACTAGTGCAACAACAGCCAATGGTGGCACAATACCTACTGGAATAAGAGCCGCTGAAACTGCAAGTTTACAAGCTAACAATGATGAGGATATAAAATATGACATTTATAATTCAGATGGTGTATATCAATCAACTAGCACAATCGATGTTTTATCTATTGTTCCAAGTGATCTACAACCAATAGGCAATAACTTAACAAAAGAATATTTACGACCATTAAAAGAATATGTACAAAGTGTTAACATGGCTGGATTTTTTAGTACTAATATTATAAATAATTCTGGATTTGAATTTGGCACATCTGGATGGACATTAACCAATTCTAGTATTGATACAAATTTTAGTTTTCAAGGTGATGCATCTTTAAAATCTACTAATTTACAAACATCTGCTAGTGGAAC